TTGCCAAAGGACACGTATAATCTAAAGCTTTATCAACCAGAGCGAGACTTTGAATGGAAGGATTATCCGAATCTAGGCATGGTTGAACGGCGTGCAACCTTTTCAAAATACGGCGAACCGGAAATCGGTCGCATCATTATTCCATATGAGGACGAGCTCTGGAACGCTATTAATCACCCATTTGTCGAAGTGGCCGCTGCCGCTGTTGCCGAGCGGATCAAGGCATCACAAAAGGGTATTCAGTTGAATAAATATTTGGTTACAGATAAGGATTATCTCATGACGGAGGAAGAGCGCATCGCATCTGGTCTATATTGGCATTTAAAACCGGATGTTACCACCGGCATTGTGCTTTCTCTCGTTGGAAACAATGTGCGTGAGCGTCTCACATTTAAACACGCTCGGTTCACACCGATACCTCAATCGGATCAAATCAGTACTCCGTTTGTGCAAACCGAAGCACAAACTGAAGAACCAGAACAGGAAATGTATGCCACAGAAGCCAATCAGTAATCCGGTTATACCACCGGAACTCATGATACCAACAAAGGTAAAACGACAAAACCCATTAACAACGTATCTTACCGTCGGCGCATCACCAGCCATTCCAGTCCAGAGCAGACGTGAAGCAGCCGAGTTAACACGAAAACCTCAGTACGTCCACCCCGCTGCCGCTCGTTCTGGTGGTTTACCTGATATACCAGATCGTTTGAATATTTCCGATGACTTCAAGCCAGCGGCGGGTGTGTATCTGCTGGCCGCTCCAACCGGTGCCGGAAAAACCATCCTGTCCATGAGTCTCGTCGACTGGGCAAACGCGGAAGGTGTTCCTGCTACCTACATCTATTGCTTCGAACCCAGACGGCCCCTTTGGACCGCCGGAAAGCGACGGGTGTTCAAAGATCCAGACAAGTTTATCGCCGATGCAAAAACGGTGATCACTACAGGCTCAGCCCCAAAACTGGTCGTGTTCGATTCAGTCACCCTGCCTATCAAGGCTTGGGCTAGTGTCCCAGCTTGGCGGCATCAATCCACATTTCAAGGCGGTATGCAGCCGAGCGATCGTGGCTTCATTGATGAAATGATGGATGTCACAGGAGACACAAACACATGCGCCGTCCTTGTCATCAACTCAACTCTTGTCCCTTACGTCACCGCACTATCTGGCGGTGCGGAAGGCATTATCTTGATTCGAGATGTTGGATCTTTCTCCTACTCGGATCGCACGTCGGCGTCAAAACGTCGGCGAAAAGAGATCAGCATACCAGTGCAGTATGTTGATGCCGCTCTTGATTATTTCAAGTTCGGCACCTTTAACCAAGCAAAAACACACGTTTGGAAGCGCGGCTTCTCCGGCATCTAAACACAACTAAAAATAACATATGCCATATAGAAAAACAGGGTTCGTGCGCGTACCACGCTCACGATATATTCCACAATACTCGGCGTTAATCATGTCAGAGTTCGGCACTACGTTCGACCAAGACGTTGCGGAGTGCATCAAATCACTCGGCAACGAGAAGGTCTTCCTGAAGAACTTCTTCTTCGAACGAGTTCTACAACTACATCACCCCAAGCTGGACGGGAACGAAGAACTGAAGTTTGCATTCATGGTCACACTAATCGACTTTTTGAACGGTGTTGGCTATGTCCAGTCTAGCCCCAGTCAATGGGACTACGTCGTGGATCCAGTCATGCCGGCTGACGAGTTACTTGATCTCATGCTTGGCACTCGCCTACCCGTTTACAAGTCCAGCGATCTGGGCGGCGAATACGCCTCAATTGACACATTAATGTGCTTCTTTCCAGAAGTGCTTCGACGCAATTCACTAGTTACAAATGAACGGAAATTCATGGCAGCGCGACTCCGTCAATGGATCGGTAACATTGGCTTCAAGCTAATGACTACATCCAGTGATCAGTTATCACAGGCGGAGCGCTCCTTCCTTGTAATTTATGGGAGCACAAAACGCAACACGAAGGGTTGTATCACAACGTTAGAC